GAAATGGATTACTACTACGACTCAGATCCAGAAATACAGAAGTCTGAAGAGAAAATACAGTACTATAAGACTGTTATAGATACTTTAGAACAGATCATCAGTAACCTTAACTGGCGACATCAAACTATTGGTAATATAATCAAGTGGAAACAATTCGAGTCCGGAAGCTAGATCACGCAAATTTCGAAATTACCTGTGATTCAGGTGCAGCACAAGAGCTCAACGAGTTCTTTAGCTTCTATGTGCCCGGTTACAAGTTTATGCCTGCATATCGTAATCGTATGTGGGACGGTAAGATACGACTCTTTCAACTCAGAGATCGTACACTGCCGGCAGGTTTATTTTACCATTTAAGTGAATTTTGTGAGAAACGAGGATATATACTAGAGTCAGAGAGAACCAAGTATGGAGCGGCCGATGATCGAACAAGAATTACTAAGCACGATCTTGACAGTTTTTGTGATACTCTTAATTCCCCTTACACTCTTCGCGAGTATCAGTACCAATGCGTGGGAGAAGCGCTTACGAGAAAAAGAGGAATCCTCCTCAGCCCAACAGGATCAGGAAAATCGTTCATAATCTACAATGTAATCAGATATTGGTTACAGCGTCTGACAAATGGAGCGAACTATCCGAAAGCGGGACGTGTACTGATTATCGTACCTACAACATCTCTTGTAGAGCAGATGCATGCTGACTTTATCGAGTACGGATGGTCTGAAGGTGCGATACATAGAATCTATTCAGGCAAAGATAAAAACAATATTAAAGCTGCATGCGTAGTTACGACATGGCAGTCGGTATATAAGTTACCGAAACAATGGTTCGAACAATTCGGTTGCGTGATCGGTGACGAGTGTCATGGCTTTAAATCAAAGTCACTGATGAATATTATGAATAAATGCACAGAAGCAGAATACAGATTTGGTACGACAGGAACATTAGATGGATCGCAGACTCATGAGCTTGTACTTCAAGGCCTATTCGGAAAAACCTACAAAGTTACGACCACTCGCGAATTACAAGATAACGACACTTTGGCAAAACTATCGATCAGGCGACTCGTTCTTGATTATGGACAGGAGGTACGCAAGGACTTCGGGAAACAAACATACCAAGACGAAATCGACTTTATCGTTAGCCACGAAAAACGGAATAAATTTATTCGAAACCTAGCTATAGATATGAAAGGAAACACATTAGTTCTTTTCAATTATGTAGATAAGCATGGTAAACCATTGTTCAATTTAATAAGGGATAAAGCAAATGAAGATCGTAAAGTCTTTTTTGTATCGGGTGGTACGGATGTTTCCGACAGAGAAGCAATTAGAGGTATTGTGGAAAAGCAGAGGGATGCAATTGTAGTTGCTTCACTTGGTACTTTTAGTACAGGTATAAATATAAAAGAGTTACATAATATCATTTTCGCTTCGCCATCGAAATCACAAATACGAGTGTTACAGTCGATTGGTCGAGGCCTTCGAAAGAGTAGTGATGGTCGTGTAACAGAACTATATGATATAACTGACGATCTGAGTTGGAAGAACAGAAAGAACTTTAGTTTACTTCATTCATGGGAACGGCTGAAGATATATCAAAAAGAAGAATTTGATTACAAAACCGTAGAGGTGTCAATATGAATCTTAAACAATTTAAGCTGACGAATGACGATGAAATTATCTGTGAAGTCGTAGAAGATACAGAACAAGGTCTCGTAATTCGAAAGGTGTTAAAGGTTCTTGCTACGGATGATTTCGAAACAAACATCAGATACTATGCATTCAGACCATGGCTTTCATTTCAAGATGACTTCGATGAGTTGTCAGTATTGAATATTGGTCATATCATCGGTGAAACGACACCGTCAAACACGATCGCAATTCATTTTAAAGGTGCGATGGAAGACGTAGAGAAAGCAAAGAAGTTTAAGAGAGACTTCAAGATCGAAGACATCATTGACGAAATGGGCGATGACTGGACAGACGATATGCTTGAAGAGTTTCTTGAACAAAAGATGAGAGAAGAGAGCTTTACGCAGGATTCAGCGGATCCAAAGATTATTCACTTTAACCCAGGAACAACGAAACACTAATGTCAACTCTTATTACAAATTTACCGAATCAGAAAGTTTACGTCAGAAAAGAATATCTCATGGACCACGAAAGCGGGCATGGCGAATTCGTTGAAGGACATTGGGTAACTGCAAAGTCGATACCAGGTCGGGCATTTTATTTCGAAACTTATCTACCGCATTACGGTGCTCTTTATGATAAGTTACCAATCAGTGCCTTTGTTTCGAGTCCAGAAACGCCAAATCCTGATTTGACATTGCCGAATCTTCAGTTTTGGAATTGCATGGATTATGGTGTTACATCGATCTATAAACAATTTATTGGGTCGATGGATTTCGAGATCAGAACTCGGGACCAGGGTAACATGTATGGTACCTACATTTGCACTCTCGATAACTACCATGCGCAGGCCGATGAGGTTGACTATTCGACTGCTGAAGTTCCGGAAGAACATAAATCTTTTAATCTGATTGAACTTGAAAACGGTCAATATGCGCTTTATCCTAATAATCGTATGAGAGTGTACGATAACTCTCTTACGCCTGAGAATCCAATGATGCCTGACTTTAAGGTATCGACAGACTACTATCAGGTTGAAAGTGGTAATAAATACAGATTAGGTGATACGGAAGAGTACTACTACGAAGCCCCTGGCCCGGGTACTACCTCCGCTCCAACTAAACTATAGTTTATTATAACACCTAAAAGTGCCGTTGTACACTAAAAAATTTCGGACTTAGAGATAAGTTTATATGTGTACAATACGTGATTGATTTGATATAATATTATTGAAAGGTAGTTTATTATGGCACGATCAAAAAGAGCAGCAATCCATTACGTCAACAACGCCGAGTTTTCTCAGGCCGTAGTGGATTACGTTACGCTAGTTCAAGAGGCCAAGAAGAACGAACAACAACTTCCAATTGTACCAGATTATATTGCCAGCTGTTTCCTAAGAATCGCTGAAGGTTTGTCTCACAAATCTAATTTTATTCGTTACACATATCGCGAAGAAATGGTGATGGATGCTGTTGAAAATTGTTTGAAGGCTATCGAGAACTACGATATTTCTGCGGCCACTCGTACTGGTAAACCGAATGCTTTTGCATACTTTACACAGATTACGTGGTACGCTTTTCTACGTCGCATTGCGAAAGAAAAGAAACAGCAAGACATTAAGTTAAAATATCTGACAAAATCTGGTATTGAAAACTTTATTGATAATGAATTAGGCGATGAGATGTCGCAACAAGTTGTTGGTGCTTTTGTAGATACATTACGAGATCGTATCGAAAAAGTCAGACATGTCGATGCCGAAGTGAAAGAATTTGTAAAAGAGGAAAAAAGAAAGAAACGTACTCGAATTGCAGATTCTGATTTGACGGAGTTTATGCAGTGAAAATTGCAGTGTTAAACGATACCCATTGCGGTATCAGAAATTCTTCAGAGATCTTTTTGAAGAATGCAGAAGACTTTTATTCAAAGGTTTTCTTTCCATATTGCCAAGACCATGGGATCGAACAGATCGTACACCTTGGCGATTATTATGATCACCGTAAGTTCGTAAACTTTAAGGCATTGAATCATAACAGGAAATGTTTCCTTGATCCGATGCGCAAACTTGGGATGAAAATGGATATCATTCCAGGTAACCACGATACTTACTACAAGAATACGAATGACTTGAACTCTTTGAAGGAGCTTCTGGGTTATTACATGAATGAAGTCCATATTATCATGGAGCCAACTGTTCTGGAATATGGGTCACTGAAGCTTGCTATGCTTCCATGGATAAACCAGGAAAACTACGAAACTTCAATGAATTTTATTCGTGATTGTAAAGCCGACTGGCTTGGTGCTCATCTTGAGCTCGGCGGGTTCGAACTGATGAGGGGTGTCAAAGCACATGGTGGTCTAGACCATAAGCTCTTCTCGAAGTTCGAACTCGTTCTCACTGGCCATTTCCATGTTTCTTCAAGACAGGATAATATCTGGTATCTTGGAAGTCAGATGGAATTTTTCTGGTCAGATGCTCATGACCCCAAATATTTCCATGTCATCGATACTGAAACACGTGAGATCGAAAAGATTCGAAATCCTCACACTTTATTCCACAAAATTGTGTACAATGACGAGGAAACAGATTATAATAATATAGA